TTAATTATACAAATTGTACATAAATACGGTAAAAAAGGAAATGGCAAAGGATAAAGATCAATTTTTAGAGGTATTTGCAAGTAAGCTAGGCAACGTAAGTAAAGCGTGTGAAGCAACAAATGTATCACGTAGAACATTTTATAATTGGCTAAAAGAAGAAGAGTTTAGTAGCAAGGTTGATGATGTAAGAGAAGGCCTAATTGATTTTGCAGAAGCACAATTGTTATCTAATATAAAAGAAGGCAAGACAGCTGAGATATTATTTTACTTAAAGACTAAAGGAAAGAAGAGAGGTTATATAGAGAGACAAGAAGTGGAAACTGTAGGTGAGAATATGTTTGAAGTTAAGATAGTAAAGAATGAAACAGATACAGACTAATGTTGTATTTGAAGAACTAGAAAAAATTTCAGAGGCCAAAATACGTGTATTTCAGGGAGGAAGCCGAAGCGGTAAAACTTTTAATATTTTACTTTGGATAATATTTAGCTATTGTCATAAAAATAAGAATAAGACTATATCTATATGTCGTAAGACTTTGCCTAGTTTAAAAGCTTCAGTGTTAAGAGACTTCTTAGAGATACTTAGATCTAACGAATTATATAGTGAATTATATCATAACAAAACTTCTAATGAATACTGGTTAAATGGAAATCTCATTGAATTCTTTAGCCTCGATATGGGATCCAGAGTAAGAGGTAGGAAGAGAGATCTACTATTTGTAAATGAAGCTAACGAAATAGATTACGAGTCGTGGTCACAGTTATTGTTTCGAACAGATGGTGGTATTATCATCGACTACAACCCTCATGACCAGTTTCATTGGATTTATGATAAAGTGTTAGAGAGAGATGATTGCCAATTACACATATCTACTTACATGGATAATCCATTTATAAGTAAGACACTAAGAGACGAAATAGAAAGATTAAAGATAACAGATCCTGAATACTGGAGAGTCTATGGACTAGGACTACGAGGCCAAAATAGATCATTAGTATTTAAGTTTAATATAACAGATAAAATACCAGAAGAAGCTAAACTACTATCATACGGTTTAGACTTTGGATTTAGTAATGACCCAAGCTCAATGTGTGCTACTTACGTATTAGGAGATGACATGTATGTTAAAGAACTTTTATATAGTACAGGATTAACTAATCAAGACATTAGTAAAGAGTTTCATAAATTAGGTTTAGATAGAAGAGATGAGATATTTGCAGATAGTTCAGAACCTAAGTCAATTGAAGAGCTTTATAGAATGGGTTGGAATGTGAAAGGTAAAAAGAAATATGAGATCAACTACGGTATAGATCTTATAAGAAGATACAGATTAAACGTGACTAAAGATAGTACTAATGCTATAAAGGAATTAGAAAGCTATAAGTTTATAGAGGATAAAAATGGTAACCCTACAAATAAGCCATTAGACAAAAATAATCACTTCTGTGATAGTCTACGTTATTCAGTAGTACATAAATTGTCTTATCCTAATTACGGTAGATACGCTATAAAATAAAAAAAGGAGGGAAGTCCTAAGACCTCCACTCCTATCACGAAACACACAACCGATCAAAGTGAGTGTCGTGTTTGACTAAACATTATTATGAAATCAGATCGATCGGAATTCAGTTTTATCCATTATAGTCTGCCTTTTAAATAATCATCCACCAAATCTTGTGGAGTTATATTAGGTCTGTGTATAATGTCTAAGAAATTCTTAGCATCCTCTAGTAAAGTATTATGATAATTTTGTTCATTGTAAAGATACTCTGTATAATCTAAAGCATTAGTTTTTACAGCACCAAAATTAAAGAATATGTCCGATGTATCAATATCTACTTTAGACTTGAACATCGTTTGTGTAGTTTGTGTTTGTGTTTTCATACTGCTAATATACAACATTTTTTATTAATAATACAATTTTAGCAAAAAAAAACCTACTAATTAAAGTAGGCTTAATTTTAAATATAAATAAATTCTAGAAGTGAGGGTCTTGATATTGACGAGCAGTACCGAAATGTAAATTTATTCTAGACGATCTTTTCTTATATACAGTATAACCCTCTAAAGCTTTTCTTTCATCGTACATAAGATCGAAACATTTTCTACCTATTTCAGTAGTATCAGCCCAATCCCAAGTAGAACCATATTTTTCTATGATCTGATCTTGTACTTCTGGAATCCAATGAACTTCATGGTAAACTCTCTTGAAACAAGGATAACCTTTATACGTACCCATTTCAATAATCATCTCTTGTCCATTAGGCTTAGATTCAAAAGTATGTTGTTGATTGTTGTAATAATCTGAATCAGCAGTTGGTATAGCGTTAAGCTCTCTAATTTTAATTCTCTTACTTGATATGTTCTCAATAACTTCGTAAGGGTATCGATCAGAACCGATACTTTTAGTAATGCCTGTACCTACAGGATAATCGTTTAAATTAATTTGTGTGTTTTTCATATAGCTAATATAATAAATTTATAATACACCGAACAATTTTTATAAATATTTTTTTAGTAAAGTTATTTTTGTTATTATATATATATGAACGTAAAGGTAAAAGTGCCAACAACTTTGTCTGAATTAACTTTATCTCAGTATCAAAAGTATTTAAAGATACAGAGCGAAAATGAGGACAACACGTTTATAGCACAAAAAATGATAGAGATATTCTGTAACCTACCATTAGAAAAGGTTATAAGAATGAAATGGAGAGACGTAAAAGAAATAACAGAAGAGTTAGGAGAATTATTTGATAAAGAGTCAACTTTTATTAAGAAGTTTACATACAAAAATCAGAACTATGGTTTTATTCCTAACTTAGATGAAATTTCATTTGGAGAGTTTGTAGATCTAGATTCTTGTTTACAAGATTGGCAAAGAATGCATCATGCTATGCAGATATTATATAGACCTATTGATATACAAGTAAGAGGTAGATACAATATAAAAGATTATGATGGTGTGTTAGATGACGAAATGAAAGATATACCTTTAAACATAGCTCTAGGATCGGTTTTTTTTTTGTTGAATTTAGGCAAAGAGTTGTCGGAAGTTACGATGGACTATTTCAACAAGGGGATTCTGGAGGGACATTCACAAGTGAAGGAGGATTTAATGCCAAATGGAGTTGGTATCAGAGCTTTTTCCAGGCAAGTCAAGGGGATATTAGAAGGTTTGAAGATATATCCAAACTCAGGTTACATAAAGTATTAATGTATTTAGAATATATAACAGAAAAGGCAACGTTAGAAAATCAAAGATTAAAAAGAAATTATGGCAGATAAAGCACAAAGAGGATTCTACTTAGTAACTGAAGCAATAAGAGACGAATTAATACTTAATCAAGGTATTAAGACTGCAACCTTTGGAGATATATCTGATATAGATTTACAAAAACAAACTATGTTTCCTTTAGGTCATGTAATAATAAACAATGTAACTAATTTAGAAAAGGTGTTACAGTTTTCTTTTACAGTACTTACTATGGAACAAATTGACTCTGTAAATGAATATGTAGATGATCTATGGACAGGCAATTCTAACATGCAAGATATTTTAAACACACAATTAGCTGTATCAAATGGTTTAATTGCAAAATTAAAAAGAGGGCAGTTATATGCAGATGGCTATGAATTAGTAGGTAATCCTACATGTGAACCTTTTTTCGATAGGTTTGAAAATATACTAGCAGGATGGGCTACAACCTTTACAATACAAATATTTAATGACACAAGCGCTTGTTAATGGATTTTAAAAGGACAAAAGAAATATTAGTAGAATTTGCTAGCGCAGTAGTTAAGTTAGCTAAAAGAAATGCTAGAAAGAAAAAGGCTAGTGGTTCTCTACAAAGATCTATAAGTTATAACTTACATGAGAGTGAAAACTCAATGGAGTTAGATTTTAAAATGAATAGCTATGGTAAATATGTAGATGCTGGTGTAGATGGAAAGAAAGTTAAATATGGCTCTAGAAAGTTTGGATTGCCAACGTATAGTTATAAAGACAAAATGCCTCCTACTAAAAAGTTAGATAAATGGGTAGTTAGAAAAAACCTTAAAGGAATAAGAGACGCTAAAGGAAGATTTAAAAATAGACAATCACTTTTATTTGCAATATCAAAGAGTATATTTAGAAGAGGATTTAAACCAACGTATTTTTTTACACAAGCATTTGAACAAGAATATAAAAAACTACCATCAGAATTCTTAGACGCATATTCTTTAGATGTATTAGATTTTTTAGAACAAACAACAAAGACGCAATAACATGGCATTAATAAGATTAAGATCACCATATTTTATAGAACACACAGCTAGTCAAAATGTAGGCTCAGCTGATTTAAAAATAACAATAGGAGGTGTTACAAGATATGTAATACAAAAAGACACAACGTCTAATGCTGTATCATTTGAGGTTTCTGAATTAATAAGAGAATATTTATCACCAACTTTTAGTGGCACACTTCCTGTGTCAGCTACTGATATTGCAAGTTTAACAGTTAATGCAGATATAGATTTAGACTTTTACACTAATAACAAAAAAGTAAGAGCAGCAAACACAGCTGCAGGTAGTCCAGACACACCTATAGGATCTGAACATGAAGATTATAACATATATGGTTTTGAAGCATATTCAGAGTTTACAGAAGGAAAAAACCATGTACTATCAACAGGACAATTATTACAAAGTGCAACGATTGTTTATTTACCAGAAAACACAGCTAGTTTTATACCTGTAGAATCATCTAATGCTGTTTCTTATTTTGCAATAGCAAGTAACGTTGCTGATGGAACTGAAGTAGAACCAGTTACTAATTTATTTATAAAAGTTAAAAGAATTTGTGAACCTGTTTTTGATATAATTAGATTAGTTTTTTTAAACAAGTTTGGCGCACTACAAGAGTTTTATTTTAACAAAAAAAATACAATAGCTTTAAACGTAAGTCAGCAAGATTATGAAAGCAAGCTTTTAACAGCAAACACCAATTATAGTATAACCGCACATCAAAAATACGTATATAATAAACAAGGTTTACAAACAATAACATTAAACACAGGTTATATAGACGAGGCTCAATTTGAAACTATAAAGCAAATAATATTATCAGAACAAATGTGGGCACAAATAGGAGCTAGTACTTTTCCTATCAACGTAGTATCAAATTCTTTAACAAAGAAAACAAAAATTAATGACAAATTAGTAAATTACAGTTTAGACTTTGAGTTTGCTTATGATGTTATAAATAGCGTGAGATAATGACTAAATTTGAATTATACATTAATAGCCAAAGAGTTGAGTTATTTAAAGATGAAAGTGTAAGTTTAACAGAGACAATACAAGATGTAAGAGATATATCTAAAGTGTTTACAGACTTTACAAAACCATTCACGTTACCAGCATCGGACACAAATAATAAAATATTTAAACATTACTATAGATTTAATATTGCAGAAGGATATACTTATGATGCAAGAAAAATGGTAGATGCCAAAATAGAACTTAATACTATACCATATAAAGATGGAAAGATTAGACTTGAAGGAGTTGATTTAGAAAACAGTAAACCTAAAGCTTATAGAGTTACTTTTTTTGGAAACACGATAAATTTACCTAACACGTTAGGAGACGATGAGATAAACTCTTTAACATGGTTAAGTAACTTCAATACTACTTATAGTTATAGTGAAATAGAAAATACTATAATAAGTACAACAGGTAAAAACTTTACTGTAGACAGTATACTATACACAGCTGCATTAATAGTACCTTTAATTTCTAATACAACAAGACTTTACTATGATTCAACTTTAGAAATTCCTTATTTAAATACAGATGGAACAGTAAATTCTCTTTTAGGGGGTAATTTATATCCAACTAATGCATCTAGTCCAGGAGTAAATGATGTACATGGAGTATATTTTGAAGATCTAACATACGCAATAAAAGCACATTTAATTGTAAAAGCTATCGAAGATCAATACGATGATATTGTATTCAGTGATGACTTCTTTGATCTTACAAATGGTCCTGATACATATAAAAATTTATACGTATTGTGTCAAAGAAAAGAGGGTAGAATATTTGAAGACATGACAGTATTCGAAAAGATTATAGATAATTTTGAAACTAAAGGTAATTTAAATATAGCAGTATCTGGAGCAGCAGTAAGAATATTTAATTTAAATCCTAACCAAACTGTTTATGGTGTATGGACTATAAATAGTCAACAAGCTTACCCAACATTTACAGCAGTATTAAGAGAAGGAAGTGAAGAAGTGTTACGTAAAGAATTTACAGGTGGTACTAATACTCAAGGAATAGTAAGTCAACATTTAACTAATACAAGTCAAGGATACACTTTAACAATAGAGACTCAAAGTGGTTTTATAATACCTAGTGTAACATTTCAAGGTACAACTCCAAATGGTAACTCATTAACTGCTCAAACAACTTCACAAATAGATGTCCAAAATGAAAAGGAGTTTATAATACAAAACCATTTACCAAATTTAAAAGTAATAGACTTTTTAACAGGACTTTTTAAAATGTTTAATTTAACAGCTTTTCAAAAAGATGGAATAATACATGTAAAGACTTTAGATAGTTTTTATACTAACGGAACTATAAGAGATATTACAGAGCACGTAGACCCACAAACAATACAAATTGATAAAGCTTTACCATATAAAAAAATTAAATTTAAATATGAAGATACAGATTCAATATTAGCTAAACAACATTTTGAAACACAAGGTACGAGATGGGGTGCTATGAGTTATTCTGAAACAGGAGATTTAAATTCTAATCCTAACGAGTTTATAGTAGAAGCACCTTTTGATCATTTAAAGTATGAAAGAATAAACGCGAGTAATACAGATATACAATGGGGCTTTTTGGCAGATGAAAAAAACGAACCTTATTTTGAAAATGCAGTTTTATTTTTAGGTGAGTTTGTGCAAACTAATAATGATTTAAGATTCTTGCAATCAACATCAGGAACTGGAGCTATTAGAGATATTAACAAGTATTGGATGCCATCTAATACTGTGAGTAGAGATTCAACAGTTAGCAAAGAAAGTATACATTTTAATATTGAATTAAGCGAGTGGACTAGAACCTCTGCTTTTACTGAAACACTATTTGATAAATATTACAGATTTTACATTGCAGGTATATTTAACTCTGCAAAGAGATTAACAAAAATATCAGCTAGGTTGCCAAAAAACTTTATACTTAATTATACTTTAGCTGATACAGTTATGATAGATCAAGAAAAGTATAAAATAAATAGTATAACCACGGATTTACTTACAGGTAAAAGTCAATTAGAATTATTAAATGAAACAGTTAACGATGCAGCAGTAGTACAAGATGATACAGGTGGAGAGGGAGGTCAAACTGGTGTACCTGAAACAAACGTATTGACTTTATATCAATGTGATAGTCCTAACGCAACTTTTGAATCTGCTAGTACGTTAGCAACGTTAAATTTAGCTATTAACACAAGAGTTGTAGATTCATCAGGAAACACCTACAGAGTAACAGGTAATAATGTGCCTAATACACATACAGCAAAAACAGTTACATCAACAGGTCTAACAAATTGCTCTACTACACCAGTAGTTCCACCAACTTATTATTATGGTATTACTAGATGTAGTGATGGTGCTACAAATTTAAGAACCGGACAAGATATAAATACATTAACTGGAGTTGCAACAACACAACAAGTTTTTGACACATCAAATGTAAAATATACAATTAGAACTTCTAATGCTTTAGCAGCTATCCCATCAGTAGGTAATGTTACGACACCAAGTCCAGCACAGTTAACATGTTCAGGTAATACAACCACTAACTATTATCAACTAAATCCTTGTTGTAGTGGAACTGTTGTTATAGGTAATAGTAGTAATGCTTCTTTAAGTGGTACGTTTATTTATCAGAATCAAACTTATGTCGTGTCTCCGACTTCTACTCCTGGTACTATAGGTGTAGATATTCAAACTTTACCAACAGGCACTTGTCCATATTTTTATTATAGCTTAAATGACTGTAGTAATACATCTACTATTGTACATTATGCTAGAAGTAATTGTTCTAACTTAAATGGTAGTGCTTTAACTTACAGTGGAACTTGTTACAGGGTAGTAACTACAACAAATACAAGTGGAACTATTAATCTAGACTCATTGTCTTCTTGTTCACCGTGTGGCTCATCACCAGCTACAGAATACTATTTATTGAGAGACTGTCAAACTTCAACACAAGTAGTAACTACTACTACAACTAATGATGTAAGTTTAACAGCTAATCCTAATGTAACAGGTGCATCAAGGGTACAAGACAATACAACAGGTAAATGTTACACTGTCAATGCAACAACGACAGATCCTAGTTTATATAACACACAAATAGGGGCTATTACAGATTTAAATGTTTTAGGATGTCCTAGTACTCCTTGTACGACTGTTCAATATTATGAATTAGAACAATGTAGTACAGGAAATCAAAATTACATAAGTGGTCAAACAACAGATCAAATTACATTATCAACAAATGACATGGTTCATAGTGGTAGTACATCAGGCCCTCTATATAAAGTAATAGGGACAACAACTAGCGGAACATCTGTAGGTACAGTTGTTACAAGTACGGCCACAGTATGTCCATCATATTATGAATTGAGACAATGTTACACGTTACAAGGCTCATATAGAACTAATCAATCAGTAACAGATATTTCTTTAAGTGTAAATGATAGAGTTCAAGATTCTAATGGTATGCCATACACTGTAGTATCAATTGGTGTAACAGGTGGTGGGTATGCAAACGTGGGAACCGTAACAGATACTGGTCAAACTGGATGTCCAACAATAAACAGCAATACCTTGTTTTATACTTTACAAAGATGTAGTGATTCAGTTACTGGGTTTTTATCTTTACAAACAGTTAATGATATAAGTTTAAATAATGGAGATGTAGTAGGATTAGGAGGACCATCAGGACCAACATATCAAGTAGTAGGTACTGGAGTTATAACAACAGGAACACAAATAGGTGTTATTGCAGATACAGGTAACACAAATTGTCTTACACCTGTTACACCACCAGTACAACCACCTGGAACAATATACTATGCTAGGTTTATTAGTTGTGATGATCCTACAGGTCTTATAATAGATGTTTTTAGTTATTCACAAATTAGCACATGGTGGGTTATTAGTGAAGTAGGTTCATTTGAATGTTACAGATGGGATAGTAATCATCAAGGAGTTCAACCTTTAGAATTAAATAGCACTAATTTTAATATATTTTCAACAGAAAATACTTCAGGAGCTAATTGTATTGATTGTAATAATCAAGGACCTCCACCTCCACCACCTCCACCACCGCCTGCTCCTACTTGTTTTCAAGTTGCATTGTATAAAAGTGCAATATCAGCTTTTGATTTATGTAGTCAAACCCAACAAAGAACTATGAATTTAAATGCATCTACTATTCAAGCTGCATCAGCAGTTTATTCTAATACTGATTGTACAAGTTTGCTAAGTACATCACAATACATAACAGATGTACCATCAGGAAATTATTGGTATTGGAATGGAAGCACATTAGCAGGTCCCTACACAGCAAATTGTCCATAATGAAAGAGATAGAAAACTTTATTACATCGCAAGAGTCTGAATATTTAATTAGAATGATCGATAGATTTGCACAAAGATCTATGGTAGTAGGACAAGGTGATAAAATGATAGATTATAGTAGTCATAGAACATCCTCAACATCTAATCTTATATCAGACGATCCTACAGTTGAGTCAATACAATCAAGAATTGCTAGATACCTAGGTGTACCAGTGACTAAAGGAGAATCTTTACAAGGACAAAGATACGAGCCAGGTCAATTTTTTAAAAGTCATGTCGATTACTTTAATAAAAGTGATTATGATAAAAACTGTTTAGCTAGTGGAAATAGAACATTTACTTTTATGATTTACTTAAATGACAACTTTAGTGGAGGGACTACAAATTTTAAACATTTAAACATGGAGATAGTTCCTAAAGCATATAAAGCTGTTGTATGGAACAATTTACAACATGGAATACCTAATGAATACATGCATCATAGCGGTGAAGAGGTCACAAAAGGAGTTAAATACATAATTACATCTTGGTGGAGAGAGAATGTGTGGAATAGTGGTGAAGATCAGAAAGAATATGAGAAAAAACTAAAAAGTAGTCAATTAAGTATTATATAAATATATGCTAAGCAATATAGTCGACTTATTACAAATAGTAAATGGTGAAACTGAGAACATAAAGTTTGCACAAGGTTCTAATTATTTACCTGATAACTGGAAAGATAGCATAAATATTGCTAAAAAAATGGCTAAATGGGAATTAGATAAAAAATAACCGATGGCAAGAGAAAAAGAAATAGTACTAAAAGCACGTGTAGATAGTCAACAAGCAGACCAAGCTATTAATGAATTATCACAAGATACTCAACAATTAGAAACAGATATGGATGCAGTAGGTGATACTACTGATAAAGTAACTGGTGGAATGTATACCGCTTTTACTGGTGTTACAAAGGCAGTTGGAGGTGCTATTAAAAGTCTTAGAACGTTAAAAGGTGTTCTTATAGCATCCGGAATAGGTTTATTTGCAATCGCAGTAGGATCGGTTGCTAAAGCATTTACTAATTCAGAAGAAGGTCAAAATAAATTTGCTAAGTTAATGGGCCAAATAGCTGTTGTAACTGGTAATGTTTTTGATATAATGGAAGATTTAGGTAAATCTATTCTAAATCTTGGAAAAGTATTTAGTAAGTTAATAAAAGGAGATATTGGAGGAGCAGCGTTAGCTTTTAAAGAAGTTAGAGGTAATATAGATGATGCAGTAGAAGGTGTTAAGAATTTTGGAGAAGAAACACGTAAAGAAATTAAAGTAGCAGGTGATTTAGCAGACGCAAGAGCTAGAGCAGATAAAATAGAAAGACAGTTACTTGTTGATAGAGCTAAAGCAGATAGAGAAAGAGCAGACTTATTAGAAAAAGCAGTAGATAGAGATAGGTTTACAACAGAAGAACGTATTAAATTTTTAGAAGATGCTAGTGCTTTAGAGGAGGAGATTACTGAAAAAGAAATTAACCTTGCAAAAATTAGATTACAAGCTAGAGTAGAGGAGAATAAACTATCAGGTTCTACAAAAGAAGATCTACAAGAAGAAGCAGAGCTAAGAGCTCAAGTGATACAACTAGAAACATCTAGGTTAACTAAGCAAAAAGAGGTAACATCACAAATAATTGGTTTAAGAAACGAAGAAAAAACTGCAAAAGATAACTTTAGAAATGCGGAACGAGAAGCGTTAGCACAGACAGAAGATGAAAAACTAGCACTTGTAATTTTAAAAGAACAAGAGAGGTTTGAAGCGTTAATACAACAAGCTGAAGAGTTGAAGGAACCTACTGAAGAATTAGAAATTGCAAAATTAAATGCAATACAAAAGATAAGAGATGATGCAAACGCATTGGCATTAAAAAAACAAAAGGAAGCTGATGATAAAGCGCTAGATGAAAAAGTAAAGCTTGCTGAAATGGAAAAAAAGGTAGAGCAATCTAAATTAGATGCTGCAATGGAGTTATCAGCATTAGGAATTGGATTATTAGTAGAAGGATCTAACGCAGCAAAAGCATTAGGTATAGCAAATGCAATAATCTCTACATATTCAGGAGCGGCACAAGTTTTAGATGACCCAGAACTACCTTTGTTTGCTAAGATAGCAGGAGTTGCAACAGTATTAGCAACAGGATTTCAACAAATACGTGCAGTACAACAAACACAAATTCCAGTTTTAAGTGTAGGAGGTGTTACAGCTCAAGGAGGTGCTGCTGCTCCAGCACAACCAATACAAGCGCCTAATTTTAACGTAGTAGGAGCATCGCCAATAAATCAATTAACTGCTGCTATATCAAACCAACAGTCTCAGCCTGTTAGAGCTTACGTTGTAGCTAATGATGTTACAACAGCACAGAGTATAGATAGAAATATTGTAAAAACTGCAGGAATTTAACAAAACACATTATATAAATATGAAGATTATAGAATTAATATTAGATGAAAATTTAGAGTTTAATGGAGTAGACGCAATATCTATTGTAGAAAATCCAGCAATACAAAGTAATTTTGTTGCATTAAAAGATGAACAAATAAGATTAGCAGAACTCAATAAAGAAAAAAGGTTGTTATTAGGTCCTGTGTTAATTCCTAACAAACCTATTTTACGAAATGGTGATCAAGAAGATTACTATATATACTTTAGCAAGGACACGGTAGAGAAAGCTAGTCAAATGTATTTAAAAGAAGGAAATCAACACAACGCATCTTTAGAACATGAGTATAGTCTAAAAGGATTAACTTTAGTTGAAAGTTGGATTGTAAATGATGAAGTACATGATAAAAGTAGGCTATATGATAACACAAAAGATGTTCCAGTAGGAACTTGGATGGGAGCAATAAGAGTTGATTCAGATGAAGTATGGGATAATTACGTAAAAGAAGGAGTTGTTAAAGGTTTTTCTATTGAAGGCTACTTTGCAGATAGAGCAGACTCACCAAACGAAGCTATAAACGACTTATTAGCAGAACAACAATTATCTGATATTAAAAACTTATTAGTAGAACTAGAAACTAAAGTTATTGATGATAATTTTGCTATTATAGATGATCGATTAGCTTATAGTACAGAAGATAAAGCGTTGTTAGTCGCTTCTAATATAGGTTGTGAAGGTGTACATGAACATGAAGTAGAAGGGAAGACTTGGTATATGCCGTGTGAACAACATGAACTAAAAAAACCTTGTACACCTGGCTATGAAATGTATGGTTGGAAAATGAAAAACGGTAGAAAGGTTCCTAACTGTATACCTCAAAAATAATATAATGGCTAAGAAGTTCTATACTGCTACTGAAATATTAAAGAAAAAGGTAAGAAGAAAAGGAGTGCATGCTAAAACTAAGACAAGTAAGTTAAAGGCTAGTAAGAATTATAAGAAAACATACAAAGGTCAAGGAAGATGAAGAAACAAACAAGAAAAAACCCCTCTCCATCGTACACAAGTCCAATAAGATCAACTAGAGGATGTTTGTGTGACGATAATACTTACCATCCTAAATGTTGTGATGGTACTTTATGGGCTCAGGGAGTGGGTAAAACTGAAACGTAGTCCAAAAACATAAAAAAAAAACTATATAATATTATAAAGATATGAAAGCAAGTGATACAATTACTAAAATCAAAACTTTGTTAGGCATGGAATTGTCAGAGAACAAAGCTGCAGAGGTAGAAGTTAAAGCAGAAGAAGTTGTTTTAGCTACTATGAATCTGGAGAACGGTACAGTACTAGAAAGTGAAGAGTTTACTAAAGGCAATGAAGTGTTTATTGTTACAGAAGACGAACGTGTTCCAGTACCTATCGGAGAATATCAGCTCGAGGATGGTAGAATGTTAGTTGTTACTGAAGAAGGAATCATTGACAGTTTAACCGAAGCAAATGAAGAAGAAGCTAAGGAAGAAGTGGAAGCTGAAAATGAGGAATTAGGTAACGAGTATCCTACAAAAGAAGAGTTTGATGCATTAGTTAAGAGAATAGACGAACTTACATTAAGTTTATCTGAGTCTAAAGCTAAACACGAAGAAGAAGTAACTGAACTAGAGACTCAGTTATCTGAGTTACCAGCTGCTAAGCCTATTACACATAGTCCTGAAGCTAAAGCTAAAGAAGTAGAGTTTCAATTTAGTTCAAATAGAGCGGAAACTTCTCTAGATAGAATAATGAAAAAGTTAAGTTAATAAAAATAAAATTTTAAAATAAAAATCAAATGAGTAAACCTACAATTACGACAACCTATGCCGGGGAAAGTGCGAAAAAATACATCGCGGCGGCATTACTTTCAGGAACTACACTAGATAATGGTGGAGTAACTGTTATGCCAAACGTAAAACACAAAAGTGTTATACAAAAGGTAGCCGCATCAGGCTTAATTAAAAATTCCACTTGTGACTTTGATGACCAAGGAACTGTGGCTGTAACAGAAAGAGTTCTTCAAACAGAGGAGTTTCAGGTAAATGTAAAGTTCTGTACTAAACAATTCGTAGATTCATGGGAATCAGCTGAATTAGGAGTTAGTGCATTTACAAATATGCCATCAAGATTTTCAGACTTTATTATTGCAAACTTTGCAGATCAAATTGCTGCTTCAGTTGAAACTAATATATGGACGGGAACTAACGGAAACGCCGGAGAAATCGATGGGTATGAAACATTATGGGCTAATGATGCTGATATTATTGATGTACCAAATCCAGTTGCAATTACACATGCAAATGTAATAGACAAAATGGGAGCAACTATGGATTTATGTCCTAACACTATTTACGGTAAAGACGATCTTAAATTATATGTATCTAAAGATGTAATGAAAAACTACATTAGAGCATTAGGTGGTTATGCAATCGGTGCTGGTGCAAATGGATATGAAAACAAAGGTCAAATGTGGTATAACGGTCAAGCTTTAACGTTTGATGGTATTCCATTATTCATGGCTTCTGGTATGTCTACTAACACAATGGCAATTGCACAAACTTCAAATCTTTACTTTGGTACTTCAGTACTAAGCGATTTAAACGAGGTTAGAGTAATTGATACTTCTGAGACGCTGGGTGACAGAAACGCTAGATTTGTTTCTAGATTTGCTTACGGGATTCAATACGGATTGGGTGCTGAGATTGTGCTTTATAACGCATAATTTATAAATAAATAATAATCAAGTATAAAGGAGGTGTAAAAGCCTCCTGATACTAAAAAAAACAATAATATGGCTTGTAATTTAACTACAGGAAGAATAGTACCATGTAAAAATAAAGCTGGATCGATAAAGACAGTTTTCTTTGCAGATTTTGGAACATTAGGTGATATAACTGAATCAGCAGGTTTAATTACTGGTTTTAGTGGAACGCCAGTGTTCTTTAAATATGATGTAAGAGGAACTTCAAATTTAGATACAGTAGTAACATCTTCAAGAGAGAACGGTACAACTTTCTACACTGAGACATTAACACTACAACTGCAATATTATGATAGAGCAACTTCTGAAGAAATCAAGTTATTAGCTGTAGGTAGACCACATATTGTAGTGGTAGATGCAGATGATAATTATTTATTAGTTGGTAAGGTAAATGGAGCGGATCTCACGAACGGAAACTTTACTGTTGGTGCCAACATGGGAGACTTTAACGGGTTTAATTTAACATTTGAAGCTCTAGAGACTGCACCTCCTACATTTGTAACAGGTTCAGTAATAGAAGCTTTAGATAGTACAACTCAAATTAGTGCTTTTCCTACATCATAATAGTTAAGTGTTTTTCTAATTAAAGAGGGCTTCGGTCCTCTTTTTTTTTTAATAAAATTGTACAGAATATAAAAAAAACTAAAAAAGTTATTATATATATATGATATATCTAAGTACTGCTACATCTCAGCAAACTTTTACTTTTATTCCTAGAGAATTTGCTATAAATGTAAGGGTTGAAGTTAGAGATGAACAAACTGGTGAAAAGCAAACACAAAATTTACCATTAGGTACATTAAGTGGCTTTAGTTCTTTGACAGTAGCCTTAAATAATCTAATAGAAGGAAGGTTTTATGAATTAACAGTTGTATCAATAGGGTCAAACTGGGATAGTGTGACACAATTTTGGAACCTATTAACTATTAATTGGGAACAAGGAATAACGAGATCAGGGTCTGCATGGAATTTTGCAACAAATGATTGGAATGAGACAACAGGAAATTGGGATACTGTAAGATCTGCTAGAGAATTAATTATATATAAAGATAGGATATTCTGTACTAATCAAACTATATCACAAGGTGCAAATGAATATTTCAGTCCAATAAAAGATGTTTACAAAGTAAGTACATCAAGAAATAATAAGTATAAAGTATACAACGGATAGTTATGAGTAGACAACACAGGAAGCCAAAGTTTGATGGAGACATAAGAGTAGTTGAGTTAAATAGTTATGTAGCACCTAAAATCATAGAAGACTCAAGAAAAGAGTTTGTAATGTATGGTGAAGACAATAATTACTATCAATATTTAATAGATATGTATAATTCGTCACCTACTAATCATGCTTGTATTAATGGTATAAGTGAAATGATCTTAGGTAAAGGACTAGATGCTACAGATTCAAGTACAAAATTAAATCAATACGCAGAAATGATTGGTTTATTTAAAAAAGATGTAATTAGAAAAGTTATTTATGACTATTATCTAATGGGAGGTGCTGCAATGCAAGTTATTTATAATAAAGGTAGAAAAAAGATAGTACAAGTTGAACATATACCTGTAGAGACACTTAGAGCAGCCAAATCAACAGAAAAAGGTGAAATAGATGGATATTACTATTATCCTAATTGGAGCGAATACAAGACATCTGACGAGCTCAAATATATTCCAGCTTTTGGAAAGAGTAAAGAACCTATAGAAATAATGTTTATTAAACCATATAAATCAGGTTACTATTATTATAGTCCACCAGCTTATACAGGAGGTTTACAATATTGTGAATTAGAATCAGAAATATCTAATTTTCACATGAATAATATTATCAACGGACTCGCGCCTTCAATGCTTATAAATCTTAACAACGGAATTCCTAATGAAGAAGAAAGAAGTTTAATAGAAAAGAAAATAGCACAAAAGTTTTCAGGTAGTAGTAATGCTGGTAGATTTATACTAAGCTTTAATGATAATACAGAGACACAAGCTGATATACAACCTGTACAATTATCAGATGCACATCAACAATATCAATTTTTATCTACAGAATCACAAGAAAAAATACTAGTAGCGCATAGAATTGTATCTCCAATGTTATTAGGAGTAAAAAATTCAACAGGATTAGGTAATAATGCAGATGAACTAGAAAAAGCGTCAATCTTAATGGATAATATGGTAATTAGACCTTTTCAAGAATTAATGATTGATAATTTTAATAAAATCTTATATTATAACGATATAAGTTTAAACTTGTACTTTATAACGTTACAACCTTTAGAATTTACTGACTTAACGAATGTAACAGATCAAGAAACAAGAGAAGAAGAAACAGGTCAGAAATTAAGTTTAAAAAAGAAGCCAAAGATCTACAGGAAAGATAATCATCCAAGTAATTTAGTAGCCGATGATTTAATAGCTTTAGGTGAAGATGAAAATTTAGAAAACTGGGATATTATTAGTGAAGAACAAGTAGATTACGATTTAGATGATAAACAAAATGAAATGCTAAAGTTAGCTAGTACTGGAACTGCAAATCCTAATTCTAAATCAGAACAAGATCAAGGTTTATTTAAAGTGAGATACCAATATGCTCCAGATATAGTTAGTGCTAATACTAGAGAGTTTTGTAGAAAAATGCTTGCTGCAAATAAAATATATCGAAAGGAAGATATATTATCTATGGATAAAAAAGCTGTTAACGCAGGTTGGGGACCTAATGGTTCTGATACGTATAGTGTTTGGTTTTATAAAGGTGGAGGATCTTGCCAACACTTTTGGATGAGAAAAGTATATTTTAGAAAAAGAAATCAACAAGGAGAATTTTTACCAAGTGATGGTTTAAATAATGATAAAACTGTAACGGTAAATGAGGCTAAAAAAGATGGGTTTAAACCTAAAAAAAATGATAATAAGGTAGCTAAGAGACCTAGAGATATGAAAAACAGAGGATTTTTAGAACCAAAAAACTTTACAACACCAAGATAAAATGGACGCAACAGTATTATTCATATCGAGAAACGATTTAGTTAAAAACACTATAATTGACGGAAACGTTCAAGCGGATAAGCTTATGCATTTTATAAAGATTGCGCAAGAGATTCACGTACAAAATTATTTAGGTACTGACTTGTACAATAAAATAGCGACAATGATTAGCAATGATACTATAAAAAGTACAGTCTATG